CGTGGTCAAGGATCGCCCGAGTTAATACAGTGCGGGCGTTCTGCGTAGGAATTACGCGCGCCGCAAAGTTATTGCCATGGAAGATGTGGGGGATCGGGAGCGGAATGAACGCCTTGAACGGAACCCGGTCAACCTCCTCCTTGTCTAGGAGCACGTTGCCTGCGTGGCAGACCTTCCAGAGCTTAACGCCACCGCTACCGCCCATATCCATCTTGATATAGGTCTCGTAGAACATGACTTTCTGAAGCTCAGGCTGCACTGCGTCATCAAGCGGTGTCGTGCCGTCAGTCATCGGCTGCACGCGGGACTGGGCTTCTCCAGTCAGGTCAAGAGACCTTGCGTCTGACCAGTTGATGCTATCGACTTTCTTTTTGTCGTAGCCTTCAGCCTTGAGGTCCGCGCGGGTCTTGAGCGTGCGTTGCGCGGTCAGCCCTGACTTCTCAATTGACGGGGCACGCTGCTCGATGATGAACTCTTCAGGAGGCACTGGAAGCAGTGTGACCTTGGAGCGGTCAATCTTTCGCTTCATCTTGCCTTTGAAGGCACCAGTCTGGTCGTCTGCTTCAGCGTCAAGCTCAGTGATGTCTTCGCGGGCGGCGAGGGCCTGCACGTCAGGGAAAGACGCGCCGTCTAACTCTTCATCAACGAAGTCTGCGATAGTTTCCCAGAAGACCTTTGTGATACCGACGCGGGCTGTGAGGCCATCGTGGGTGCTGCTGAGTAAGACGCTGTGGGCGTCGTTTAGGCTCCAGACTTGATAGGAGCAGTACTCAGTAGCAATGCGACAGGTTTCAACGTCTTGCTGATTGAGCGGAGGGAAGCTGACGAGGCTGTCGGGGTTGCCTGAGAACGTTTCGACAAGCTGCGCCTTCATACTCTCTACGGCGTCATATACGTCAGTCGAGACGTAGGAGGAGCGGCCTTCGCTTTGGCGCTTGGGAAGCTGCGAGTTGTAGTATTGTATTACGCGCTCTCTCTCCTTGCTAAGTTTTGAGTCAAACCACCCGACACCTTGTTTGACCTTCTGTTCGACAAGCGTGAGTATCTCACCATCAGTGAGTGGGGTTTTCTTGTCCGCCATTATTAAAACGTCCTAGGTATGAAATAGCGGCGGATAAAATCGCCGGGTTGTCCTTGGCCTGCCCAAGCATCAAATTACAGTGGTGACAAAGGATGCCGCGAAGAGTACCATCCAGATGATTATGATCTGTGTGCCACTCTTGCCGAGAGCTTCCAGGGGAGTCAGTACTGCAGATCGCGCATACAGCACCCTGCGCAGCGAACCGCGCCTCCCATTCAGCAGGCGTCAAAGAGTACTGCGCCTTCAAACGGTAACAGCGCCGTCTCTGTGTATTAACCTGCTTCTGTTCTGGTGTGCATTTAGCGTAGCGCTTACGTTGCGCCGCTCGGCATTTTTCTGGATATTTGTGTCTATACCTACGCGCTCTATCGGTTGCTAGTTTTCGTAGATAGAGTGTCTTGTCGTCAGATTGCTGTTGAGTAGAACTCGTCAGTGACTTCAATTGGAGTGCAGAGCCCTTCATGAATATGCACGGCGATTGCCAACGCCAAAACTGTGTCGTCGTAACAGCCTTGTTCAGCTTCCATCTTGCCGCTATCGGTTACAACGAACGAAAGTAGTTCTGACAATGTGGTGGGGTCGTTGATTTCAATCTGCCGCTCGCGAACGTCGCCGCGTAGCTTGTCAATAATTAGCGGCTTGCTGGCAACGTTCGTCTGAAATCCGATGTTCAACGTCTCGCGGTCGGCAACCTCTCCTTCCTTCAAATCCATGAAGCAAGCAGGGTATTCCAAATCTTTCCAAAGACGCACGCACACAAGCAACCCGTGCCCGTTGCGCTCTGGCGCTATCATTGCGATATTATAGTAGTACCCAAGCGCGTTAAGCACCTTAGCGTAATGATCAGGCGTGACCTGACCGCGCCACATACCTACCTGACGCTTCTTGCTGTCGAGGATTTGCGCTACGCACCAGTCCGACTTCTCAGGGTCTTTAATCCCCACCGCAACGTCAGCGCCGATGACATACGTCTCGGTATCTTCACGTTCACGGTAGACCAGAAGCTCACCACGGGAATGCTCGACAACCTTGTGGCTTCCGTCTGCCTGTGGTTCGACTGCCATTCGGCAGACGACAGGCCGCGCCTTATCCCGCATCTCAATCACGACTTCCGTGTTGAAGACCGGGCGGCCTGTGGTAATGAAGGCTTCGTCTGCAGTTGACGGGTATTCCTGCTTGAAGAACTCGATGCCGTCGCGGCCAATCTCTTTGCGGCGCCAGTAAAGCTGGGCGTCGTCAAGGCCGTACTTGGCTACAAGCTCCTCCTCATCGGGAGTGCGTTCAAAGCTCTCAGGCGGTGTCAGTCGATACTCATCTGACTCATACCAAGCGGAGAAGAATGCTTCGAAATCGTTGTGCCCAGCGACCGCGCCATCCCACAAATCATGGTAGTGGCCTGTGATGCCGTTTGCAGTGCTCTCGACAAAACACATGCCACCGTGAGGAGGCAGTGCCTTGATCAGGCCGTTGAAGTTCTCGGCCGCGAAGGTCTTCTGCCAGAACGCTACTTCAGATAAGTGCATACACTGGAGCGTCTCGCCGCGTGCGATACTCTGCCCGCCTGCGGTCGCAACAATGATGCCGCTATCCATTTTACCGAAAATAAGCTCCTTCTTATTGGAATACTTAGTTTCCGGCTTGAGCATTTCTGGCATATGGTCATGCGCCCGCTTATACATGTCGAAGAGTGATTGTGTACTCTTCGCCTCGTGCGCAATGACGATGCCCTTCTGGCCCTTCCGCTGCGAAGTCCACCAGTAGATGAAGGCAGAGACGACAGTGGAAATGCCCTGCTGTCGCCCTTTAAGGATCACGAACCGGACCTTGCCAGTCTCTTCCTGCTGGCTAATGACGCGCGCAAGGAAGCGCTTCTGGACCTTGTTCAGGACCAGTGGTTTAATCTCACCTTCCTTGGTGCGTATAAGGACGGAGTGTTTAGCGTAAAACTCGAAGTCTTCAAGCAGCCTTTTGCGTGCTGCTAGTTTATCCTTGCTCGGCTTTGGCATTATCGGCTGTGACGGCTTCCAACCACTCTTCTGCTTTGTTGATGGTCACTTCCGACTTCTGAGCCGGCTTGGCCTTCGTGAAATCAAGTACAAGGCGAGCAGCCATAAGACCGTGAGCGGGAGCGGTAGTCTTGTCTTTGATCTTCTCAATTGCGTAGCGCAGTGCCTCGCGGGACTGCTCGTCAGCATCGTCAAGGACGCCTGCTGCTTCCAGTTTCTTCATGGCCAGTGTTGCCTCAAATCTTGCTTGTCGCCAAAAGCGCTTGGCCTGCTCCAGGTTCATCCCTTGCGGAATGCCTGCGCGGTTGCGTCTGCGTTGGCCTGTGGCCTTCATATGGTCAAAGGTCTTCTGACGCTTAGCGATTAGGTTTGAGCGCCACTCAGGGTCAGCCCAAAGCTCTCTTAGCTTTTGACTGCGCGGGTGCGCTCGACCCTCTGGGGTGCCAGGGCTGCGGAGGGGGGAGTTTTTACGCTCCCACCCCCGCGATGTGTCAACTTTTACTTCTTCCGTCATATTTGAAACGGCTTTCTGGCGCGCTGTCTTGCGTCAACAGCCTGCCGGTCTACTATCGCTTGCCAGGAGGTCTGCCGGTTCTTTTTGATTGAGTATCCAAGATACTCACTCGCTAGTGCGCGCATGTCGCGTTCTGTAATGCTCTTGTCTGCTTTAATTGCTGCGACTGCCTTGTCGAACGCGTCATTATCGAGTTCTAGAGATTTTAGAGTCTTAAGCTGCTCTGCAACTAGGTCCGACTTGACAGGGGCTTGCACTTTGGACAACGCCTTCGTAGCTTCAACAGGCCCGACTGCTTCAGTACCGGCCTCTTTCCCTTTTGACCGCCATATCTGCTTAATCCGCTGATCACTGAGCACTTCGGCAATGCGGCTTGCACGCTCAGGCTCGAACTCTTGCAGGCGTTCACGGAACGCTTTCACTGCGTCAGGACCGTGAGTGCCGATTGCTCGGAAGTTAGGAACCAGCTTCTCTAACGGAATGCCGGTTACGCGGGAGATTTCGGCAGCAAGTGTGTCCTGACTACGAATGAACGGCTGAATATACGCAGCGTGGTCGTCACGGTTGCGCACGTTCTTACCGAGTGCTTTCATCATGTCAGTGATGTGATACGAGGCCTCTTCAGCGCCCATGCCTTCTGACGTATGGTGTAGCAGGTCCAGTTGACGAGCGTTGTCTTGAGAGTACGCAAGCGCCGGATCACGGCCCTTAACCTCTTCAAGCTTAGCCAACAGATTGCCTTGCGGCGCTGGCGCTGCGTGCTCCACAGTCACCTTGCCGTTGACCTTCGCCAGCGCCTTGACGGCGGCGACTGGCTGCGGGGGGGCCATAGGACGCTGCAGGAAGTCAGGGATCGCGAACGGGTCTGCATCGCCGCCGCCGCCGTTCATGGCTGCGGGCTTTGGCGCCTGTAGTTGCGTTGCCTTTGCGCGAGCAAGCGCTTCAGCTACAAGGCCAGGAGGGACTTGTGGCGCGGC